CTGAGAATAATACTTTCCAATATAAGGTTCTGCATTTGCAACATTACCTAATCTCTCATTCAATAACTCAGATTCTTTGAGTTCAGAGAAGTGATTATCATATAAAAAGTCATATTGGATGTGCTCACTCATAGTTTCCCAGTCCTCTGGGGTGATTACGTTCTTTAATATGAGTTGAGTCTTCAACATATCGTTGAACATATTTGAGAATCTCTTTCTCAAACGACCAACAAATTTAGTAAATTTTAATTCGTCTCTTAATATTTCTGAGGATCTTCCCAAGTTGAATCCTCCCTCTCCGTCCATTCTGGAAGGCGGTACGTTGAGCGACCTATATAATTTCTTTTTGAAGTACTCAATATCCGTGATTTCACCGAGGTTTTGACCTCCCGGTAAAGTAGAAATTTCAGTACCACGTCCTCCTTCCCTTCTAGGCAGCCAGAAATCTTCAAGCATTGCCATGTACTTCTTGTCATCGCGGATCTCTCCTGTGTTAGCGTCGTAAACTAATTTGTTCCGATATCGCATCATCACATCTCTGAGATATTGCTCTGCTTTTATCTTTGGCAAGTTTCCTACATCAATGTAGAAAATCCTACGCTCTGGTGCGCGGGATAATCTATATATCACCAAACTATCTTCAATCATACGTAATTGGTTGAGAGATTTGATGGCTTTGTGTAGATATGATAACGTAGTGCCTTTATTTCGATCAACCAAACCAGAGGTGCAATATGTTATTGAATCCCTTGCCATCTTTATTCCTTGCGTATTACCTCTTGCTTGTATATTACCTGTTGGATATGCAGCCTTTGGATTGTATATAAAATACTCGTCTATTTTTGGAAAAGGGTAGTCAGATGGGTCTTTAGTTAAAAGATTATTTACTCTAAACTTATCCTCCTTACTCTTTACTTCTTGTCTTACATAACGCATTTTACTTGCATCAATGTATCTAAGTTCTTGTATTCCTTCTTCTGGTTTTTTGATATCGATTACTTTATGATAATATAGTCTTCCATCAACATACCAGTTACGATATATTTCATGTGCCTTTTTATCAAAGTCTAATAAATCAAGTATATATTTAAACTCCTGTCTAACTTTCTTTTTTATACCATCACTTGCATTTAGATTATCTAAATCTATCTCTACTGGAGTATCGTTTGAATCAGAAACAACTGCTTCATTTACAATATCTTCAATCGCACTATCTACCTCTGGATGTAGACACATTTCACGATATCTTTTTATGAGATCAAATTCAGTTTTAAATACACCTTCAATGTCAACATAAGAACCAAAAAAACCACTACTCATATAGTAGTCTGACTCATCCTCTCTATTTGGGGGAATAGGTGAGACTACATTTGGAGAAAGTGGTTCTGTGTCCTCTATCGAGAACCCAAATAACTTAGACATGATTTATACTATTTTATCTATTTAGTTAACCGTTAGGGCCACCTGCATCAACGAATGCGAATGACTGAACTTGGAAGTCAACTACAAACTCTTCTATTGTATCAGAAGAATCGTAAGATAGGTCAATTGATGAAACATTTGTAGGAAATATGTCGATAAACTCATATTCGCGTAATACTGCGTTACGATCACCAGCGTTTGTTTGTGAACTTGGTGTTGATCCTCTACCAAGTTGGAATACTTTAGCATTCACCATGTAAGCACTTGGATCTGTTGCACCTAGATTATTTTCTAATTTTGCAATTAGATCTACCCATTCTTCCATTGCCTTCCTGATACGGAAGTCTTCATCATTAATAATAGTGATACTCCAAGGTTCGATAGTTCTGTCTCCAGCAACTTTAAAAATACGACCTCTAAACGGTATGTCTATGTTAGCAATGACTGAAGCAGGTAACTGTGCTGCTTTACACATATATCTGAAGTTATCTGCTGGCCATGCGATCCCTGCTGGTAAAGTAGTGAGTTCTACCTCAAACAGGTTGGGTCTTGCACCACCACCGATAAGTTGAGATTTAAATTGAGAAATAGTTTTGTTTTCTCTTGTTGTTGCCATGGTTCTTGATCTCCTTTAGTTATTTATTTAATTAAACTCGACCTGCTACTTCTTCAAAACTTACGCCAGTTCTTGTAGCAACAAACGTTAGTGTTACGTAGTTGATAGATCTTGCTGGTTTTAAGAAGATATCAGCTCTAAATTCATTGTTGTCAATAACATCAGGAGTGTTATTGGAAGTGTCGCAAATAACCAAGAATCCGGATAGACCTCGTTTTGCTTCCACATCCCTTAAGAATGGTTCAACAATGTTTCTGAAGTTTGCTCTTGTAAGTTCATCATTTAACTCAAAGAGTTGTGCTTCAGCAGCACTCTCAAGAGCTTGTTCAATTGTGAGGAACAAACGACGAACGTTGATTCTATCAAATGCTGATGCAAATGATAATCCAGTTTTATCACCAAATAGAAGTGTTCCAACTCCGGGTTTTGTGATATAAGAATTTATTCTTTGTGGATATAATTGATCTCTTTGATCTTTTGTTGGATTATATGCAAGTTTAATTGCATTATTAATCACACCTCTTTGTTCACCTGCGGGTGAGAACCATGGGAATGATTCGATTGCAGTTCTTACCATCAGTCCTGCAGTGTCTCCATTGGTTGGAACAAATCTAAACTCATTATTAAATCTATCAAACATATATTTGTATCCACTATCAAATGTTACGAATGATGATGATGTAAGTGGACTGTAATACTCAAGAAGATTATTTGTTTGAGTTGTTGAATTTGATATGTTAACGAGATCTGCTCTATGTGGCCCTATCGTTGCCATACAGTCTTTTCTTGCTTCTGCGATTCCAATTAGATGATTTGCTTTTGATTGTGATAAATCTCTGGTGCTACATCCTGGCCCCATGATTAAGAAGTCAACTGCTTGTTCATCTTTATTTGATAAAGTATCATACGCAGTCTTAAGATCTCCAAGAGTTGCTAACATCGCGCCATTTTCTCCGGGAGCAGGAATCTTTCCTGAAACACTGGAGTAATCTGTACCGCCACCTAATGAATAAGTTACGTTACCAATACCAGCGAATGTTGTGCTTTGTGCGTTTTGACTCCACAAACCTTGTGCGGTTGTGTTTGCCACAAATCCTGTTCCAAATCCAGTTGCAACTGGGAGTGTGTTATGGAATGTATCCTCAGACTGTGATGGATTAAATCCAGCGTAGATATTCTCTGCCCTATTAGCAATGAAATCTTTGTAATATATTCTCTCAGGAGAATTTACATTTGAGATTGCATCTTTTGCTTTTGACAATCCAGTGAACTTCTCAAGAATATTTCCTTGAATACCTGTGATTGTTCCAAGATCATCAACAACTGCAACGTGGATTCCGTCGTTCTTACCACCTCTATCTGAAACATACTTATTTGTTGTAGGTCTTGGTGCGAGAGACTTCCAGAATACTGTTGAGTTTTCTAATCCAAGTGTCTGTTGATCATACCAATCAACTGCTGTTACAATTTCTGCAGATGCAGCTGTGTTTGCAGCGTTTGGTGCACCAGTATTAATACCAGAACTATTGACAAAGAATACAGTTGTTGCTGCGATACCAGCACCTGCACCCTCAGTTGTAGTCTTAAATGAATTTGTCAGTGAATTTGTTGCATATGATATTGGAAACTCTGTTCCTGCACTTGATACCCTAGAAACAATTTTGACATCAAACTTAGAATCACCGTTTGTAGCATCTGTTGATACTCCAGTAACAATTCCTTTCAGATGTCCCGTAAATGTTGAAGTTGTTCCAGCTCCCGGTATCACGAGATTCGTAAGTGCAGCAGTAACACCAGCACCGATCGTGCAACCGTAATCTTCTAAACTTGTTGTGTTTATTCCTATTATCTGATCTGCCTGATCATCTATCTGACATACTTTTAATCCGTTTGCCCATGATCCGGGATGTTTACCCGCATAGTAGAACGAAGTATCAGAAGTATGATTTTCTTGATAATCATCAAAACTTTCTATCTTTAAACCACCTGTTGCGCCAATGACTGTCGTTGATGCGATACCAACACCAGCGTTTGCGTTTCCTAAATCATCATCATCTGCTCTTACCACTTTAAGTACACCACCATAGGATAAGAATGATGCAGCACTCATCCAATATTCATATTGCCTATCTGTCGATAATGGTTTTCCAAAATTCTTTATTAGTTCCTCTTCATTAGAAACTTGAATAGGTGTGTCAATTGGGCCAAGACGAAATGGGCCTGCTATCGCGCCGATATTGTCTAATACATTATCTGCTCTTCCTACTGTTAAATCAACCTCTCTGACCAGTATGCCGGGAGATAATTGAGGAGTCGCCATGTTTTTCTCCGAGTTCTCAGTTTAATCTAGAAATTATTTATTGTTTACACACTTTAGGGAAGAGTCTACAACGCACCATCCCAAAACGAATCATATCCTGTGGGTTGTGCGTTTCTTGAGGCGATATATAAACCTATATTTGTTAAGAACCAAAACAAATTTATGATCCATGCCTGTCTCCAAAGATATTTCCTATTAGTCTCTACGATATAAATGTTTCTTTCATTGTCAGAATTTTTGACAAACTGCTCCAACACTAATGCGACCACAAATCCGATCGCATAAATGTAAAATGCAAAATTTAAAAAACTAGAACTGAAAAGTAAAAATGAAATCATTACATGTACTCCCACATAAAAGAACGATCACCGTATTCATCAACCTTCCAACGATCACCCTCTGCGTCAACAAAGGAGTCATCTTCTAGGCCATCTGAAATAAAACCAAATGGAGACATATCTTGCTCGATTTGATTTTTTTGTTCGTCATATAATCTCTTTCTTACGTCTTGATCGGTGAGTTCTTTGAAGTAATCTTGTTGAACCAACCATGCGTATATGACTAAACACATAGCGAGGTCATCATTACAACCTTCCTCAGCCTCAAATGAGTTGTTCTTTTGTATAAAAGTTGTCAACTCACTCAGTATATCATAGTCTGAAAAGAGTAATTTGTCACTCTCTATCATTGTCTTGAGGTTAAGT